CCTGACCGTTTGTCCACAGTGCTGTTAACGATCAACATGTTATTGTTGTTCTCATTCAAGAATAGGCCCAAATGGGCCAGTGGCCCAGCCACACCCGGACGTATTTCCACACGCATACGCTTCAAGGTATTCACGATCCACTCATATACAGCACTCACATCAATGTCGTGTAGACCGAGCTTTTTGGTGATGATGCCTGACGTTATGGCGCAAGCCGCAGTTGCTGACCAATACCTTTCACGCTGAGTTAAACCAGCCGCTTTGTCAAGTTTGCGCTGGACTTTGACCAACATCTTCTTGACTTCGGGGAGGTTGGCAATAACGTACCGCATGAACACTTCACCCGCCACGCCAAAGTTTTCGTACATCCCAGTGAATGCCTCATCTGATTCAGCCTTGGACATATTGTCGTTTTTGGATACGTTAAATTCCAGTACCCGCATCAGTTCGCCTTCCGGAAAATCCTTGAGGTTGAATAGCTGATCGTATAAACTCTTGTTGCCTGATGTAATAGCGATCAAAGCCCAGCGCAGTGTGTTACTACGTTCCGCATTGACTTGAGACTGCATACGATTGCGACCCCTGCCGTGCGTAATACCATAACTCATGGTGCTGACTTCTTCATCAACCATATTGGTCAACTCGTCGATAGTTGGCGGTAAGTTACCCATGACCGAGATACGATGCATACGTGCTAGGTATTTGTCCTCTTGATTCATCATGATCTCCAGTGGGCGACCCCAAATGCTGTTGACCATGTACTGAATGGTTGTCTTACCTGTACCCGAGCTATTGTTTGTCAGGTGAATAATCGCACCGCTCAACTTGGTAAATTTAAACAGAGCAGACCCAAACCCTGCAAACAAAGTAAACGCACGAACCTCATTGCCTTTTCGAGCATAGTTATTAGCTACCTTTGCCCACTCGCTGATAGTTCCTTTCTTCTGATACATCGTTGCCAGTTCTGCTGTTGCCGCAGATGATGGGCTGTAGTTAACCCCAGTGGCAGTAATCTCACGATTACCCACAACAAACTTAGTATCGCTGTCACACCAGCCAAATTGTTGTCGTGCCTTCTCAGCCTCAGACAACTGCTGTAATTCACCAACCCATCTTGTTACGTATGCCATAAGTCCATCCAGTTTCTTGTTGTAAGCAGTTACGCCCTGATATGCCAATACTTCACGAAATTTATCCTTTGCCAATATGCTTGCCAACGGCGCAGAAAATTCCCGAATGCCATCTTTGGGCATATGCAGACGCATCCATAGCGACTCCCCAGCGTCAGGGTCGGTCAGCCTTTTGACCACATAGAAGTCATACTCATATATAAGGTGGTCGCGTTCTTCCTCAGTCTCCTCATCCTCGTCTTTCTTTTTCTTTTTCTCTGATGGTATACCGCGCTTGTATACCCCACCATTTTTGCCACGAAAATAAGGGAACGGATACTCAGGAATCTCAACGGTAATCTCTTCCTCCAACGTAGCATTACGCATGACAACAATGTTGTCCTCTGCTTTTGCCTCGGCAATTTGTGAACCAATCTGTATGGGAGAAGTTATTGTGCCTTTGTTGGGACAGTCAGCACAGCCATTGGGGTTCAACCCACCAAAGGTAGCGCATTTATATGGCTTACCAAGCAAAGCGTCTGCTTTACGCTTGGTGTCTTGCGGGTCATACTCCTCATGAGCATGAGATATTTTATGAATAGCCAACTCACCATCTTCACAGTTCACCGCAATCGACAGTCCCGCCCTCCACAGCGGCTCATCAATTTCTTGCTGGTTCCTGTATATGTGTATAAGTTGTCCACAGCCCTTACCTTGTGCGCTCTTACGCATGATCGTGCCAAACCTTGACACGCTGTTACCCATCAATGCGCGAGTAGTTGCGTCTATTGGTCTACGGTGGACTGGCGCGGCAAATGGTAATTCACCATCATTATCTTCATCGTCTGGGCCAGAACCTACTATCGCTCTAAACCTATCGAATGTTATAGGTTGTGAGGTAAGCATCACGTCCACGGGTGAGGGTGGTGAATCCTTGTAGTTCAATGTCTCGGGGATACGCAGTATCCGTGCCGCATCAGCCGTAACTGCTGGGTCAGCATGGAGGTGGTAAGCCGCACAGAATTTTTTAAACGCTTCGGCGGTTGGCTTCCAGTCGTTGTAAAAAATTGCTGTTGTGAGAACCCAGTAGGCATGTACGCCCCTGCCTGAGTTAACGATTGTTGGTCGGGGTAAACCGGTGTCCGTTACAAATTGTTTGAGTGCATCTAAAGCAATTAGCTGTGTTTCGTATGGTTTATTTTCTCCGCAATCAAGATCAAGCCAAAAGGCTTTGAACCATTTTGCATTCTTCGCTGTACGCCCTTCTGAGGCGTTCAAATATTTAGCGCACCCAAAGTACGTGTCGTACCCCTGTGCAATTAATCCATCAACTACACCATCAATTTCTTCAACTGTATCTACAAAAGTTTGTCTCGGCGCACCTTTCTTCAACCCCACCACGCAGTACATACCTTCATCGGCAAGCACTGATGAGAGAAAGGGAATCCTAGAGGTCATTGTTCGCTCTTGTTATAACTACTACCCGCTGGCGGCGGGATAGCAATCAGATTGGTTTGTGATCGTTTTTAAGGCGCTTGGAAATTTCTTCAATCTTTAAGCGCATATCAGGGTGGGGTTTAGATTTACCCAAAAACCACAGATAAACAGCTTGTCGAGAAACACCAAGATACTCAGCAACGTCAAGGACGGGAATATCCCGATCAATGCAAATACGTCCCAACTTCACCCCGATGTGAGATTGGTCAGCTTTTTTATTAGCCGCAACGTACTTGCGTGAATAGCCTTTGTTATTGCTCATTGTTGTGTATGGGGGGCATTACACCCCCCAAATTTCTATAAATGGTTATCGTTTACAAGACCCGACGAAGAACGTCGCCACAATAACGCCATCCCTCTTTGTGCGCCACCTTGTACCAAATCATCCGCAGAATATTGCGTCTGTGTGTGACGAGGGTATCCGGGGCCTACAAATACAGATGTATTACGATAGTGCGGTACGTATGTAACGCCATTCGCTGTATACACAGTTTGTAACAAAGTGTCTTCTATGTCTTTGGCTTTTATGCTCATGTCATTCAGCCCAGTCATCTAAAACTTGAGACACATCTTTTGGTGTGGCTTTCTTAGGGCGTTTGGTTGGCTCCGCTTCTTCGGCAGGGGCTTCTGCTTTAGGAGGAGGTAGCTTTGTGTTATCCAATGTTGCTGGGTTATTTGCAACCGCAGTCTTCGCCTCAGCAGATTCACCTTTTTCTTGAGCGGCTTTCATCTCTTCAACTTCCAAAGGACGTACTGCTTTAAAAGTCAATTTAGGTGTAGCACTGGATGTATCGAAACGCATTTCAGTAACCACTGCCGTGATTGGCAAACCATGACCACCCAAGAATTGAGCGTAGGCTTGCAAAGGCATTTTGCCATTTTCAGCTTTACCAAATATAGACTGCCCCGGTAAGGTCAGTTGGTATACGTCACCCTGCAAGTCGTTTTCGAGTGTAACTGCCAAGCGTTGGCTGTAACGGCAAGCACGTCCCTTGCCCTGTTCCGCAGACCCTGCGATGTTTTGTGGGCATGACGCACACTTGCCAGCTTGGGGTTCGCTAACTTTTGAGTCGGGGGAGATACCGTCATTTGACCAGCAAGTGGGGGCAATGTTCTTGCCTTCTTCATAAGCACCTTCATAATAAGTACGTGACACGGCAGAGTTAGCCGACACGATCACAATGTTCATTGCACGATCTTCGTTCTGTGCAATTTCTTTACCATCAACAATCATACGGAATACACCGCCACGAATTGAAATACGCTTGCCGGAGCCACTACCACCTGACCCCATTAGGGCTTTGGTTGTCGCGTCCAATTCAAGATTACGCAAGTGTGCGGGAAGTGTATTGCCGCTTGAAAAAAGTGTGAGTTCGGCCATTTTAATTACTCCTGTGGTTTTTGGTTGGGTTGGGTGTTTGTCATAGCAATCAGATCAGTACGTTTGATGCGTACCTTGTTGCCAATCTTGAAGTGGGGAATTTTCCCCTCACGAATTAACGTGTATACCGTTTGTCGGGAGACACGCAAGTAACTTGCTACCTCCGTCACGGTTAGTGTTGCTGTTTCAGTTTGCACTTGTGCTTCTCCTTATTGTTACAGCGTACCGACTATCAATATTCATACCCTTGGGCATGAGGTCGGGGTTCTCTTCCAGCAGTTGTTTCATATTGGTTTGACTGACACGCTTCTCTAAAAGATCAGGCATCTTGTGTTCCAAAATGAATTTGTGCATGGCTTCCCAATCACTTGTCCAATAGCGTGTCTTTACAGAACGCATAATTGTGCCGTGCTGGGTTTTTAAACTATCAGCGCCAATGGTTTTACAGAGTTCAAGCAGTTTGCTCTCCACCATATCCATTTGGACTTTGATAGCCTCGTCTTCTTCCTCGTATGCACGAAGAATTTCCGACCTTTTATCGCGCATCTTTATGTAAACGGCGACTAATTTATCGACTGGAATGTCAGTCATCAAAACCTCCCTCTCTTTTATGTGCCTATGATATACCGAAACTTTACATTGTCAAGAGTTTTTTACCTAAGTATTTCCCCGTAGAGATCGGTAATTTTTTCATGTATATCTACCTTGTTGTTAAGCATGGTGTACATACGCCTCTCAACGCCGCTTCCTTGTAAATGCACTACAGTTGTAGGGTTCTTTTGCCCTGCTCTATGAACACGCGCATTACATTGCAAATATGTCTCTACGGACATTACTGGGCTCCAATAGACAATTGTGTTTGCCGCATGAAGTGTTACGCCATGCGATGCCGCCTGTGGCTGGATGACCAGCACTTGTGGGTCGGGTGTCGCTTGGAATCTCTCAAAAATTTCTGATCGTTTGCCAGCCGCTACTGCGCCGTTGATGATCGCTGTTGAATAACCATTCTTGCGTAGGAATTCTGCAACAACTTCAATAGCATGACGATACGGCACAAACACCAGCACCTTGTGGCTTGACTCCTCCACTACTTCTTTCAACACTGCCAATCTATTGCTGGCATCAAACTGCACAACCTCACCGCTATCTGAGTACACCGCACCACCGGATAGTTGTAGGAGTTTATTTAAATTCGCAGCCGCGTTGACTGTAGTTATCTCCTCACCAGCCGCTCGTACGATAAGTTGGCGGCGGAGCAGTTCATAGTATTTTTCTTGCTGTGCAGTAAGTGGTACGTCACGTGTTACGTACGTCATGTCTGGCAAGTCCAAGCATTCTTCTTTTGTAAAACGTATTGCTGGTTGTAAGGAACGGTAGACTACGTTTTGCGCTTCGGGTTTTGGAACCCATTTGAATTGCGTGACCTTGTTCATTACCTGATCTCTGAACCCACCATAGAACCGAGGCACATTATTTGGGTTAACTAATTTGGCAATGCCGTAAGCATCCAAGGGTGACTGTGATGCGGGTGTACCTGTGAGCATCCATAGCCATGTGTTAGGTTGAATCAGTTTGTTGAGAATCTTCCAGCGTTTGGTTGTTGGGTTTTTATATGCGTTGGCTTCGTCAATCACAATCATGTCAAAGCCACCATTGGCAACGGCATCCGCTACGATCTCTACACCGTCATAATTTATAACCACAAACTCAGCGTCACTGTTGATAATTTCTTTGCGTTTCTCAGGCTTGCCATACGCAACATCAACTTTGCGGTGCATAGCAAACTTAAACAAGTCATTGCGCCATGCCGACTCCATGATAGATAGAGGACAAATGACCAACACACGTTTTACATGACCAAGCAACATCAGATAGTCAGCCGCCCAAATCACACTGGCAGTTTTTCCTGTGCCCTGCTCGTTAAAACAGAACGCACGGCGGTGCATGGTTAGGAATGACGATGTAACTTTTTGATGGTCGAACGGTTTAAACAGCCCGGGCCACTTGTACGTAGCGTTAATTGGTGATGGTACGTTGATCTTTAAATTCTTTAGGACAATGGATTCCTCCAAGCCCCAGTTGACTAGCACACTGGCAACTTTGCCATCGTCTTCAATGACCTTGCTCTTTGGTATGACCGTTGTTATGCGGTCAGGTTGGCGTACTTTTAGCAGTATCGCTCTGTTATCAATGATCTCCACAATCTCTCCCGATAGTTATGCACACCAAACACGTTGTGTTTAATGGAAATTTGTCCTCGTCTTTCCGAGGTGTCCGTCAGTTCACAGTTGAAAGGGTACTGCACTGACTGATGCGGTTATTGATATGAGGGGTATCAACCCTGTGTCCACTATCACTCACACCTTACTTCATGGACACCTAAAAATCTTACTTCATTGAATGATCTGAATTCCTTTTAAAC